CGGCAGCCCCGGCAGCCGCACCAGCACCCGTCGCGGCGCGTCCGGCATCGCCGAGCGCCGTCTCCAGCCGCTCGGCCGCGCCGGTGGCATCGATTAAAGCGTCGGCACTGGCCTCGTCGGTACCGCGCACCGCGTCGCGCAGCGCTTGCCAGCTTTCCAGCGGCGCGCGGGCCCCTTCCGCAAGGTCGCGCGCGGCACCGCGATAAGTATTTGCGGTGGCAAGCGCAGTATTGGCCGCCTGGGTGAGCCCGAGATCGGGTGCGGCGAGCGGGTTGTCCTCGAAAGCCCGGTCAAAGGCAGTCTGAGCAGCGGTCGTCGCGGCCGTCGCTGCACCCTCGAAGCGGTTCTCGATCTGACCCAACTCAAGATCGGGGATGATCGAGATGCGTCGTTCGGACCCGAGCGCTTCCAGCCCCTGATTGATCCCACCAATGAACGTGTTGATCCGCGAGACCACGCCGTTCAGCATGGCTTCGACGCCATCGATCAGGCTGTTGGCCGCCTGAAACGCCAGATCGCCGATGGCCGCCGGGAGCATGCCCCAGATTGCCTTGATCGCCTCATATGCCCCCTCGAAGGTGTTCGCGGCTGTGTTGCCAAATGCCACGACGCTTTCAATGGCGCTCTGCATGCCCGACGCCGCATCGGCTTTGAGGTCGAAGAACATCGCCGTGGCAGCTGCACCGGCCGCAGCGGCGCCCATGCGGATCCGCTCCCAAACCTCGACCGCGAGAGCCTTCAGGAGTGACATGGCCTCACCAAAGCCGCCCGCGCCGGAGACCAGGCGGGTGAACTGGTAGACGAGCTCGCCTGCGCCGACGATCAACGCGCCGATGCCGGTGCGGATCAGCGCCCCGCGCAGGACGACGAGCGCGGTGGCGAGCCCACGGACCGACAGGGCAGCAACCGCCATCCCGGCGACCCAACGCCCTGCAAGAAAAGCCACAAACGTGGCGGCATAGGTGGTTAGACGGCCGATGTTGTCGAAAAGGCCTCGGATCGCGATGCCGAGTAGCCCGGTGCGGCTGGCCACGGCCGCCATGGCATTAGCGACCGCTTCCAGCGCGGGTGCCGCAGCGACCGCCAGCTGGTTCGACAGCCCGCGCCAGATCAGCCCCAGCCTTGAGATCGCGTCGTTCGTCCGCTCGATCTGGTCGGCATCCTGCTCCGATACGACGACGCCAAAGGCCAGAACATCCTCTGTCGCCTGGCGCAGCGTCGCGGTGTCGATCCGCGACATTGCGATGGAGCCTTCTTCGCCGAAGAGCTGGCCCGCGACGGCGGCGCGTTCTGCGGCGGGCACGAAGCTTTCGATGGCGGCGTTGATCGCCCCCACTCGCTGATCCAGCGGCAGCGCGATCAGCTCGCTGGCCGACAGCCCGAGCCGCTCCAGCGCATCGGCAGCGGGTCCAGTCCCGGCGGCGGCCTGGCTGAGGCGGCGTGTCAGATCTTTTGTCGCCTGCTCGATGCCCGACATGGAAACACCGGCCAGCTCACCCGCACGTTCGAGGGTCTGGATCGAGGCGACCGTCGTGCCAAGCGACTGCGCGAGCTTGGCCTGCGCGTCGACGGTCTGCAGGCCGGAGCGCACCATCGCAACGCCAGCAGCCGCAGCGGCGGCCACTGCGGCAGCCGCCGCGACACGGACACGACGGGAGAACGCCGCAAGCCGGGCGTTGGCCGCCTCCATCTCGCGGCTGAGCCGCCCGAACCCGCGCGCCCCGGCGTCACCGACACCTTCCAACTCGGCGCGCACCTGTCGGCCGCCGACCGCGGCAAGGCGGACAGAAACGCGCTTCTCAGCCATTGGAATGATCCATCTGTTCGTTGAGTTTCGCGACCATCACCGCTTCGATGACGGGCAGCATTTCGGCCATGGCGAGCGGCGGCACGCCGAGTGCGTCACCGAGCGCCAGCGCCGCCGACATGTCCCAGCCGATCACCGCGCCGGGCAGGACACGCAACTGGCCGCCGAGGCGTCCGACGAGATCCCAGACCTGCCAACCCTCCAGCGTTTCCGGACGGTTCAGCCGCGCCGGGCAGTCCGGGCAGGCTTGCGCGCAGGCTTCGCAGTAGCGCTCGCCCCCGCCGAAGGACCATTCGGCAAGGACGCGGAGACGTTTTTTTCCTGTTCCAGCAGCAAGCCTTTGGAGACGTAGGTCAGCTGAAAGGCCTCGAAGAGCGGCCAGACGTCGAGCAGCGCGTCGATGGCTTCAGGGTTCGGCTCGATTACGTTGCCATCAGCATCCCCGATGCCCTCCCAGGCGAGCACCGCGCGGCGCGCCAGCGCCTTGGCGAAAGCGACGGCGCGCTCCTCGTCAGACGCCTCCTCGGGGACAGCCTCCACAGCGGTGTCGCTGCGCGTCGCAACCATTAGCGCCGTGGTCAGCGGGCGCAGTTGCACCCGCACGCCGGGCGCAAGGTCATGCCAGTGCGGCGTGTTTGTCAGGTTGAGCGTCAGCATCAGTATACCTCAATGTCATTGATCAGGGTCGCCGTGCACATCCGGCCGACGACGCCGTCGCGCGCGGCCTGCCAGTCGAAGGTGGCCTGCACGCCCTGCGGTCCGGAAATCTCGATCCGGGGCCGCGGCAAGTAGACGGCGTGCACGGTGAAGGTGAAGCTCTCGCCGGAGGGCAGCACGTAGGCGAACTCAAGCTCGCAGGCCTCGCCGTTGATCGCCTGCGTCACCAGCGTCTGGTCGGCGAAGCGCACCTCGATCCGGCCGGTCAGCGCGGCGATGGACGGGTCTGCCCCGTCGATGCGGCCGTCCGAGCGGATCGTTTCGATCCGGTCGAGGTTGTTGGCGTAGGTGATCTCGGCGGAGACCACGTTGCCGAGCGCCGTCCCGTTCCGGGTGATCGCCCCGTTGAAATGGCCGAAGCGCTTCAGCTCCAGCGCGGCGGGCGTCCCAGCGCTGGTGGTCGCCCCCACCGTCTCGCCCTGCGCCACCAGCCGGGCCGTCGCGGTCAGCAGCCCTGAACGCTGCATCTGCCAATTGATCTGGTCGAGCACGCAGCCGGAATACATGGCATAGCGCGGCACCTCCGGCATGCCCGTCTCGATGGACATGCTGGGCAGAGTCCAGGACCCCGACTGGAACTCATGCGTCCAGGGACCGGTCCCGGTCGTGGTTGGATCGCCAAAGGCCGCCTTCAGCCAGAAGCCGAACGCTTCGGCATCGAGCGGCACGACGACATCGCCGTCCGCGGTCACCGCGTCCTTGATCGGCGCCAGTGGGTCGCGGCCGTAGCCCAAGAGCTCCGAGTTCAGCAGCGGCTGCTCCGCGCCGAGCGATGTGCTGGCGAAGGGCATCTTCGTGAAGCCGCCCACGGGGGGCGTTCCATAGGTCGTTTCGAACGCAAGCGCCATCTGCGCCCGCGCCCCTTGGGCTCGTGCCATTGTATTCTCCTCGGGTTGTCGGGATCAGCTGAGTGGATCGGCCGTGGAATAATGCAGAACCACCGGGAGTGAGGCGGATCAGACGACAGTCCAGTGGACTGTCATCCCGCCGAACGCGGCCTTCAGGCTGGCCGCAGGTTCACCCAAGCGGGTCGTCAGTTGAATAATGCAAGACGACCGTCATTACCGCCGCCTTCAGGCTTGCCGCGCCCTCGACCGGCAGATCGACGGGACGTGGCGCTTCCGCCTCAACCCAGTCGCAGAACCCGCCCAGCGTGCGGTCAGCGGCGAGCGCCGAGCCGATGCTGGCGGTCAGCGCGTCGAAGGCCGCGTCTCGGGTTGAGCCCTGCACGACCGCCTCGATCTCGGCGCGGTGCTGGTAGTGGTAGGCGAGCGGCGAGAGCGTCACCTCGGGCTCGCCCGGTTCGCCGTCGCGTAGGATCAGCAGCCCTCCGGCCGGCACACGCTCGGGCAGGACGTCACCGCGCAGGGCGGTCGCGGGCAGCGCCGAAAGCCGCGCGTGCAGCGCGGCGAGGATGGTTTCGCGTGGGGTGGTCATTTTCGCCTCAGCCATAGTAACTTCCAACGGCGCTTACGCATATGTTTCGGCGTGTAAGCACTAGTCCGAGAACCCACATCTCTTGATGTGAAGAAATAAAGAGGTGCCCCGAATGGACATGGCGTCCTATTTGTCGGAGATTCGGCATGCTTGCGAGACCGTCTTTCCTTCCGTTTGGTCTGAGTGGGACGCCGTTGAAGCGCTCAAGGGGAAAATAGCCTCGCTGACGGTCACCACCGTGGAGGGCTACCGCCGCGCAGAGGCATTTCAGCAGTTCGAGGATCCTGATGACTACATGCTCGGTGTAGGCATCCACTGGGACACCTATTTCGGGCCGGACAAAGAAAGATACCACGCGGAAGCATCTCTTCCTGACCTTGAGCAGCAACGTGACGTGCGGGCGTTCGCATGCACGTCGTTGGCCGGGTCCGTTCTACAGTTTGCCAAGCAGGGCATTTCGCTCGTACACGGCGGGATTCAAAATTGTCCAAACGGCAGGATCGTTCATGGCGTTGATCTCAAATCAGTGATTTGGCAGGGACGAAACCAGTCGATGCATTGGGAGGAAGGACAGCTCAGACCGGCTGTCAGGCAATGCTTCGAGGCGCTGAAGGCAGCGGATCCTGCGCTGGGAGATTACCTGCAACGAAATGTAGCTTTCGAAGTGGTTAGGCTTCTCGAGTGGCGTGAATTTGCTGATTTTGAAGCAGACATGCTACTGCTGGCTTGAGGAGGGCGTCGTCGTCAGAAAACCGGTCCCGACTGGCAGAACACATCTCAAGTCACTTTTCCCTGCACCCAGTTCGCCACGATCAGCCCCGGCACGCCGTCCAACGCCCTGTCTGCATCCCAGGCGAGGTCAAGCCGCTTCGGCAGCTTGACCTGCGGCACAAGCAGGAAGATCGGCGCGGTGACCTTTCCGCGCCCTGTCTTTGAGCGCGACACCACGGCCTGACCCTTCGTGTTCAGCCGCCCCTCCGCCACCAGCAGGCTCGGGCCCGTCCGTCGATAGACGAACCGCAGGCGCAGACCGCGCCGCCGTTCCCATTCGCCGGGCGTGATCCGGCCGCCGCGCGTGGATTTGCCTGCGGCGGGCAGCGGAATCGCCAGCCAGAATCCATCTTTGGAGCGGATCAGCGGGCCGGTATCGTGGGCTCCCACGATGACTGGTGCCTTGGACCAGACCAGCGCAGCTGCATCCAGGCTTTCGCCCGACCTCGGGAAGTTCTGGTTGCGGATCGAGTTGGATAGCCTTCGCCCGAGCCCCGCACCAGTGATCTGGGTGCGCCAGGCAGTCTTGAGCCCGGTCCCGGCCTCGCGCATGGCGGCGGTCACCGCGCGTTCGCCCGCCGCGACCTCGGCGGCCATCATGGCCACGATATCCGGATCGATGTCGAGCTTCAGTTTCACGCGGGGCTCAGATCAATGGTCCAGACCAACCGTTCCCGGTCGCGCACGGGCTCGCCCTGAAAGAGGAAGGCGTTGCCGTCGATTTCCAATCGGTCGCCGGGACGCGGGGTCGGAACCTCCGCGACGCGCAGGTCGACCCGGGTCGTTTCCGACCAGAGCCGCCCGTCGCCGAAATCAGTGATCGCATCCGCCTGCCGCGAGACGGCGCGCACCAGCACAGGCGCGCCGCCGTCGGAGGTGTAGACCGCCTCTCGCCCGATATTGGGATCCGCGAACAGCGCATCCAGAATGGCGGCAAACGCTGTCATCAGAAGCTCGCGTTCAGGCGCACCCGGCCGATCAGGTCACCCGCGCCGCCAGCAACAGCCTCAACGGCTACGCCAATCGCCGTATTCGCCGTGGCGGTCTTGGTGGCTTCCTTGTTGGTGTTGTCCCAGTAGATTTTGTCACCGGCGGACCAGGCTTGGGATGCGACCTTCTTCAGGTCGAATATGCCGACGAGCGCTGCCTCCACCGTTTCGGCATTGGCGGCATCCCCAGCGGCCACGCCAAAGATGGAGCCGACGAGCAAGCCGTCGCCTGACGTGACCGCATAGGGCGCGGTCAGGGTGATGGTATTGCCGGGTTGGACGTAGTTTTTCATTGCGGGGTCCTTTCGCGGAAATGGGAACGGGCGGCCCGATTGGACCGCCCGTCAGAGGTGAGGTTTCAGAAATGGCCCCGGTTATGCGCCCGGGTTCTTGTAAAGGCCGCGCCAGTCGATGGCCTTGGCGCCAAAGTCGAGGCGGCACTTGATCTCGACACCGTCGACGTCGAAGCCGTTGCGGGTCTCGATATAGGCACCCTGCTGACCCTCGAGATAAGCGTACTCGATGGTGTCGATCTGGTTCGGACTGGCCGCCAGATACCAAGCGGTCTCGCTGGCAGCATCGAGCCGGGGCTCGCTGATCGGCGCGAGCGTACGGATCGATTGCGGCACGACGTTGGACGTCGCTGCGGGCACCAGGTTCTGGGCGACCATCTGCTCGGCCTTCAGTTCGAGCGATGCGGGCACGATCAGGAAGGCAGGCCGCACGTTCAGCACCGTCTTCTTGTCGAGACCAGTCTGCTTGGCCATCGCCGCACGGGCCGCGCCCACGGCATCGACCGCCAGCGCTGCGCCGGTCCCTGCGAGGTTCTTGTGGTTGGTGTGGAACAGGGCGTTGCCATCGGCCATGGCCGGGTTGCCGGTAATGATGCCCCACACCACGTCCGATTCCAGCTGCGCAATGGAGTTGCCGTACATTGCCGGGATGCGGGTGAAGGCGTCCAGATCATCATTGATCAGCGTCTGGCGGGTGATCGCGACCACCCGGCCATAGGTCTTGACCTTGTAGCTCTCCTTGCTCTCGCCCAGCGTGCCGCGCTTGAACTCACCGCTTTCGCCGACCTCGAGCAGTTGCGGGGCTTCGCCGAGCTGTACCCGATGCATCGCCTTGAAGTCGGTGGCGAGCACCTGGCGGCAGAACAGCATGAAGGTTCGGGGATAGGCATCATACGCCTGCCGCAGGGTCTTGTTGGTGACCGCCGAGAGGATCTCGGGGAAGTCCGAGGTCGAATGCAGCGCCCGCGTGGCCACCTCATCACGCGACAGGCCGCGCGTGTTCACGCCCGCATTTCCGAGGCTTTCGCGGGCCAGTTCCATGAGCGTCATACCACGATACTGGCGCGCGGCGTCCTCAAGCTGGAACAGCGTCGGGCTATAGCGGTGCAGCAGTGCATTCGCCACGGCGTCGCGGCGCGTGATCTGCTCATCGCGTCCACCTAGCGGGATCGACACCTGGCTGAAGGTGCGGGTTTCCTCGGATTTAGAGGCGACCTGATCGAGGATCAGACGGCGTGCTTCGCCGATATCGGTCCCGCGCTTGACCAAATCCTCGGCAAAGCTGCGTTCGAGGTTCAGGCGGCCCGCCAGGTCATAGATCGTGGAGACTCGGTCGCGTTCGGTCTCGCGGGCCCGGGTCGCGACGGCTTCGGTATCGGGTGCGGCCGCAGTGTCGGCCTTCTGCGGCTTCGGCTGCGCGCGGGTTTCGCTGGCAACAGCTTTCGGTTCGGCCACAGGCGTCTTCGGTTCAGTCATGGTAGTGTCCTCGGTCGCGATTGGGTCGCTGGGCTGATCTTTGGCCTCTGCGGCCGGGGCGTTGGGTTTGTCCGTCATCGGGATGGCTCCTGTTTGGGTGGCTGGGACGTCCCGGCGATGGAGGACGCAGTCGTGAAGTGGGGATTGGGCGCGGAAGCCTGCGGCAGGGTCCGCGCCAACGGGCACGGCGGACACCTCGAAGGGCGTCCAGTCGACCGCGCGCCAGAGTTCTCGGGCGGCTTCGGGTTTGGACACTTCAAAGCGATGGACCTGGTAGCCGATGGAGACCGCGCGGATGTGCCCGGCCTGAATGTCGCGCCAGATCGGTTCGACATCCGCGCGTTCACTGATCCGGACCGATGCGATGCCACGACCGTTTTCGATGCGGGCCGAGCCCGGCACGACCGAGCCGATCACGGCGTCGAGCGTGTCGATCTCGTGTACCTTCAGGAAGGGCGCGCCTGCGTTCAGACGATCCAACCGCACATGGGTTGGGTCGAGACTGAGCTCTTCGTCATAAGGTTCGCCAAACAGGGTCGAACGGCGGACCCGCGCCCCCGCCGACCAGATCACCTCGACGGTGCGGGCGTCAGTATCGGCTGAGTTCGGCGCAAGCTCCGCCGACCGGCGCAGGGCCGGTAGTTCGATCATCGTGTCCATATTGGTCAGTCCTGTTGGTCGGGGTCGGGCAGCGCCGGATCGGTTTCCGCGTTAGCGGTGGGGTCAGCGTCCGGATCGTTAGCCGGGTCGCTTGTTTGGGCGCTGCCGGTCTTGGTGACGCGGCGCGGGTCGCTGTCGAGCACCAGCCCAAGTGCATCGAGCTTGGCATTGGTCGCGGCGATCTCGGCCAGCACTGCATCGGGGTTGCGCCCCTGCCGGGCAATCACCTCGGCCAGCGTCATGGTGCCCGAGCGGATCGACAGCAGGTTCGCCATCGCGTCCTTCTGCGGATCGACCGCCTCGAACTTCGGCGGCGACCATTCGACCGGTACATCCGGCGTCGGGATCTGGCCCGCCGCCCATGCCGTTTCGGTGAACCAGCGCCACACCGGGGCACAGAACATCGGGATGAACAACTGCCATTGCACGGCGTCGATCTGGCGACGGAACTCGACCAGCCCCGCCCGGATCGA